CAGTCAGGAAGGTTCCCTAACGTTTTTCCGATGCGATCGAGCGCTTTGTCCGCGGTCACGGTTCCAGATCTGCGTTCGGCGTGGGCGATACCCACCTTCATGAAGGCTTTGGCCATCTCTCCGCCGTTCTGTCCGGCTTCCACCATGTTCCGGTTCAGAAAAACGAGAGAGGTCTGGAGCTGTTCGACTCCCACATCGGCAAGCTTCGCCTGGAACATGAGGGCCTGAAGGGATTCGACTCCCACGCCCACGCGCTGGCTCATCTTGAGGACTTGGTCTCCAGCGTTCGCGGCGGTCTTGACCACACCGAAGAGTCCGGCGGCGGCCGCGCCGAGAGAGGCTCCGATTCCAAGGAGTCCACCTGTGAGAGAATTGATCGCTGAGTCGAGCTTGTCTAGGGGATCTGAATCGACATCGATTCCATACTTTACAACCAGTTCACGGATTGTCTCAGCCACGCTTCCCCCCTTTCCCAAGGCCCTTGGTCATCTTGTCGTGGGCCTCGCGCTCCATCTCTTCCTGGACATCCAGCGCGTCATTCGCGTGGACTAAGTCCATGAAAGAATAATGAGTATCAAGTTCGGAGAGGGTGGCGATCTTCGCGAGAACCACTCTCCACACGAACCAGTCCAGATCTTCCGGAATCTTTACTCGGCTGGGTTCCCCTGGGCGGCGCTGGCCTTGCCCATCACGTCCAAAAAATCGCCATAATTCACCTCCAGGCTGGCCTTGACCAGTTTGAAAGCGACCATGATGTCCCCGGAGAACCTGGAGTCGAAGTCATCCACCACGGCCTTGGGGCCCTCGTGAACTCCTTCCAGAAGTTCCTTGATGAGCTGATCGAATGTCGCATCGTCCAGCCTATCAGAGAAGGACATGAAGACCTGGGTGAAGTTCACATCCGAGGTCTTCGCGTCCATCAATTTTTTCAGTGAGCCAGCCGATGACATCAATGTACCGAGCGAGGGCCCAAGGAGCTTCACAAGTTTCGCGAGCATCCTTGCCGCCTTCGTTCCAGACCAAGGGGTCACATTATATTGCTTCCCCTCGATCGATACTGATCTCATCGATCGGCCCATGAATTAGTTCCCCCCGAGGAAGGACTGAAGATTGTCGGTTCGAAGAGTCCACTCGCGAGGAGACCCCTCACGGCTGTACTCGGCGGCCGCCCTCTTCTGGATCCAGGCTGACTCCGCGGCGTGGAGATCATTCCCAGATCCGTCCTTGATGAGCATGGGAACCACACCAGAGTTCGAATCTTCATCGGCCTGAGCAAGGTCAGAAAGATGTCGATTGTAGTCCGAGGTGGGAAGAAGGGTCAGGGTGATGGTGGCCGACTTATTATTCGACTTCGCCCTCATGCCTTCCCCGTCAGCTCCCACGGTGAGCCCGAAAGCGTCTTCGTCGAACTCCACATTCAAGAATGTTCCGTCAGCGAATCCGGTGGCTTGCTTGCCACCGATGATGATCGCCATCTGTTTAGGATCGTATGTCTTAACCATTGTTCTCCCCCTCTAAATTAAAGTGTCACTACACCCTGGATGATGATCTTGTGGATCGCGCCTTGAAGAACGGCCTCGAACTCCACATCGGGAAGAGTTCTGGCGGCTTTGTTCTCGAAGGATACCGCGGCGGCTTTGGGAACGGAGATGGTGAAAGACTCGATGAGTCCCACGGTCACGCCGTTCTGAAGTCTCTGACGAAGGATGTTCTCCACGATCGCGATCCCTTTGTCGGTGAAGGGGATCTTGTCGGAGAGGACAAGCTGTTGAAAGAGGCCTTCTTCGATTCGAGCCTGGAGCCAGTCGATTCCGCGCATGGTATCGATCCACTCACCAGAGGCCATCTTGCCGTTCACAGTATGGCGAACGCCAGCGGTCTCGATGTAGTAGTTCGCATTTTTCGCGTCGAGGAACTCTTGCTCAGAGTCAGTCCACGCATCAACAGTCACGCCCTGAAGGGTCTTGAACGCCCAAGTCTCAGATCCAGGATCCAGAGGAAGAACTCTTCCAAGCCATGCGGCTTCAGAGAAGTCTGTCACTGTTCCGGTGTACATGAGACCAGTTCGATCATATCCCTTATTTTTCAAGAAGGTCATGATGTCAGAGGTCACACCAGTTCGGATGTCGGAATCGCTCTGGCGGATGAGATAGATTCTTCTCAAAGCTTCGATCGTCTTCGCGGCTTCTTTGATGGTCACGTCAGTGATGTCGGTGGTGATCAAAGCATACCACTCTTTGTCCTCTTGAACGGCCTGGAGGATGGCGGAAGCGATGCCCACGTTCGCAGTCACAGCGGTGATGGTGAGCTTGTTATCGCCCACACTCAAGGAGAAGGATTCTCCAGCCGCATCGGCGGTGAGCTGAACATCCGCGCCAGAGGCGGCGGCGGTCACAGGCTCGGTTCCGGCGTTGATGGCGGCGATGAGTCCGTCTCTGATCTCAGCGGCGGTCGCGTCAGCGTCAGAGGTATAGTCGAAGCTCACACCATTGATGATGGCGCGATACACAGAAGCGTTCGCCACGGTGGCGATCACAAGCTTGCTCACCTGAGCCACATTCACTGGAGACTTCTTGATCTTGATCTCTTCAGGGCGAGGAGTCTGAGAGAAGATCGCGCTCGCGGCCTTATACTCATCATCGGCCTCATCGAAGTCGGCGCTCACAGAGGCCAAAGATCGATAGGTTCTCACTCCAGAAAAATCACCATTAGGGCCTAGGATCAATGGGATCCCGAAGCCAGCTTGGGTCACTCCCCTGGTCTGACGGCTAATCTGAACGACTACAAATTTTTCAATGGACATAGACTCTCCCCCTTATATTAAACAACCTCGACAAGCCTGTCATTGACCTCGACTTTTTCGATCGTCCCTAGGTCTTCAGACTGACTCACCGTCCGATGGAAAGTCAAGTCCACCTGGCTCCTGGACTCATAGCGAGATTCCAGAAGCGCGGTGAGATCTCGGATCTCTCCCTCATTGATACTTGCAAGGCCGAACTCACAAAGCTTCTGGATCGTGTCCTCACGATAGAGGCCTTGAACCAATGGCTCCAGGAGATCCGCCGCGTCGAGCGCGTCCTCGTTCTCCATGCGGTTCTCTCCGAAAGCATTGACGCTCAGGACGAATCTTCGCTGGCCGACAAGGGTGAACACGGATCCATCGATCCTCTGCTCCTCGAATCCTATTCGCTGAGATGGAGACAGGAAGTTCAATGACACATAGGGCTTCCCCGGCCGCGGAGCCGATTGATCTTCCCAGATCAATGACACGCCAGTCGGAAGAAGGCCGCTGATCACATCGAACAAGGCATCCTCAAGATGCTTTCGATTCATGCCTCTCCTTCAGCATTGTCGAGGATATAGGAGACGATCACCTTGTAATGGGGGATCAGGCTCGGCCATCTCTCGACCTTCATCACTTCGAACTTTCGTCCATTATACACCACGACATCCGCTTTCTTGAACTGGGATTTTTCGACAGTGAAGAGTTCTGTCTTCGTGAAGATGTTGAGGATCTCGGTCGTTCTCTGTCCTTCGGGGGGATTGAGAAGCTCCTCACCTGTTGACGGCTGAACCGAGGCCATGACCTCGAACTCGGCCACGCCGACTCCGGTGAAGCGGCCCCTGATATACTCGCCGGATCCTTCGACGCGGCGGACTGTGATTTTTTCCGTGAATAGTGAATCGATCATGAAGCTCACTCCTTCTTGTCCTTGTGGGCCAGGTGGAACTTGATCTCCCCACAGGCATCGCAGACCTGAATCACATGAAGCTCATCGCCGTCTCGAAGGAAGGAGCTATGGACTCCCCACATGTGGGCTCCCAGAAAGCAAAGGAGCTTTGAAAAAAACTTCTGCTTTGCCCGCTTTTCCTTGACGGTCGGGCTCAAGTCCTGAATGAGCTGTTCTCTTTTATTCATGTGGATCCACCTTTCTTGACTTCGTATTGAATTGAGTTCCGCATCTGACCTGTATCGATCAAGGGCTTCGTGGATCCCTTCTCCGAGATCGTTCTGGGAGAGAGGGGAGGGGAGTTCGTCTTGTCCACTTGCTTCTTGAGGAGATCCACCAGGAAGATCCCGAGGAGTCCTAGCGCCTGGTCAGCGCGAACAATGACACCATCCTTGAGGGAGAGGATGAACTCTCGAATGTTCTGGCGCTGTTGTTCTTGCATGGCTCGGAAGAAGGATCGCTCTGGGATCCGCTCGGTTCCGAACTCCTGGAATGTGGCGACAGCCGCGACAGAGAGATCAGAGTCCTCATGCTTTCCCGCGCTTTCCAAGATTCCAGCTTTGACGAAGGGCTTCTCTTTCGCGACGAACTTCGCCGACTTCTGGAACTTCTTGAATCCCCGGTCGATGTCTTTGATGCTGACCTTGACACCCCTAGCCACCGATCACACCAGCATGGGAGCGACGATGTGGGCATCCCGAAGCTGGAGGAATAGCTGACCCCATGAAGTGAGGCCGAGCTTCTCGGAGTCCTTGGGAGATCCGAAGGACACGGAGACTTCTCCCACCTTGATGGAGGAGAGGGGCCCGGAAGATCCAGACCTCCCCGCCATAGTGAGATAGTGACACACCAGGAGCGTCAGGGCCTTGTCATAGGAATCATTGTTCCACGCGGGTTCCGCGATCTCCTTCGAAGCGATGTCGATGAACAGTTGAATGTACTCATCGGACTTTGCCTCGAACTCTGGAGCAAGGGCTTTGATGTTCTCTGGTGTGACCATAGTTTACTCCTTCACGGGAACGAACACAGCGAGCTGATCTTCGATCGCTTTCAAGATCTTGGGTCTGTCTTCTTCAGCCTTCCAGCCGTTCAAGGTCTCCTCGGAAAGGGTCTCCTTGATGAGGGCGAGGGCTTCCTTCTCTTTCATCCCTTTGAGTCCAGGCTTCTTCTCAGCCGCCTTGGGGGACTCCAGGATCTCCAGTTCTTTCGCGGCGATCTTCGCCTTCACATCTGGATGATCAAGGTGAGCCTTGAACTTTGGAAGATCGTTCACCCCTGGAATAACGATACACTGATCACTTCCGGATCCGATCACCCATGCGCCTGTCTTATTGAATTTTATTTTCATGATAGTTCTCCTTTCCCATCACGATAGAACAAAGGGCCGATCGGTTCAAGACCGACCGACCCCTTGTTTTTCCCACAGGAAGAGATCCTTAGATCCCTTTGCCGAAGGCCATGCTGAGAGGATAGTACACGATCACGCCGCCAGCGCGGGCATGACAGGGAACCACGAACTCAAGACCTTGCTCCTGCTCGGGGAACTGTTCGAAGTCTTGGGGAACTTCGAGAGTCACCTTCTCGGGGCTTCTGTGATACACGAACATCCCATCGTCACCGCCATAGTATGCGGCCAACTCATTCAAGGGCTCAACAGCCTTGATGTATGGATTGTTCTCAAGGAAGTATTTCAAGATCGTCTTGTCACTGTTCGCAGAGCGAGCGGTGGAAGCGATATAGTTGAATTGAGCCACGGGAAGAAGCATGGTGTCAGGCTGTTCCACCATCTTCGTCAGAACGCTGGGGGTGTTGGCCACCAGGTTCATGTCGCGAAGGATCAAGTCAGGAGTCTTGGTCGACCATAGCTTCGAAGCGCCAGTTCCATCGGCTGGGATGGTCACTTCGGTGATGTTCGCCGCATTGAGGAGGCCGCCCAAGTTGTGAGAAGTGTCACCGCTGAACGCGATGGTGTTCTCCAATTGCATGATGGCTCTCTTCGCCGCATTGGCTCGACGCTGTTCCAAAGGCTTTCCAGCCATCTTCGCGGCGCGAACTTCCTGAACATTGTACCCAAAGGATGCTCCCAAGGAACGAACCACGGAGATGAATTCTTTCCCTTTCACATCGGCGCGGGGAAGGTCGTTCGCATAGTTCGCGATGATCTTCGCCATGCCCACTTGGTCATATTGTTCGTATTTGATGGTCTCAGCGCCGGGGCCAGCATCGAAGCTCACAGGGATGAGCTTTCTTGCTTTGAGTTCGGCGTATTGAACATCATAGGACTTGGTCTTCACAGCTTCGAGTTCGCGAGCGAAGAAGATACTTTCGTTCGCGTCAAGGTTCACATATTTCTTTGTCATAATTTTTCCCCTTCTTTCTTACAAGTTGATCTCAAGGATCGCCAGTTGACCGGGAGCTGAGGTGGAGGTGATCCACTTGCCTTGAGCGTCCGGAAGTTGAGCGGTCTCAGCCACCACGGAGGCTCCGCGGAAAGCGCCTAAGTTCCCAGCTCCAGCGATGCGAACATGGACACCAGAAGTTCCAGCGGTCACAGCGTCTTCAGCCACCACCCAGATGCGACCTTTTTTCAAGATCGAAGGAGCGGACTTCACGGGATACTGAGGATCCGCCACAGCGGGGTCAGACACGATGGCTTCAGATGCCACAACCACACCTTTGGCAAGCTTCAGATCGGTGATGTCAGCGGCCGCGCCGGGACGCTTCACGCCTTTGTCGCCAGTTCCTTTGGTCATGAAGTGACCGAATAAGGCCACTTCGCCAGTTCCAGAGTTCTCTCCGGTCACGATGTCTTTCGCGAGGCCTAGGTCAGCGAGCTGTCCCACTTTGGCCGCGCTTTGATTCACACTATAAGATAGTTGACTCATTGCTTCTCTCCTTCTTTATTTGTTAACAGACAGGGGTTCCTGCCATAGGTTCTGGGACTTCTCCCTGGATCTCTTTCGAGCTTCTTCAGAGTCGTTCTTCACGCCACTGTCGCGGTTCTCAGAGATGGTCTTTCCGGTGATCGCCAGGATTCCGGACACATTGTCCATGGTCTCAGCGATGGAATCGAATCGGGCGGCGAGATAGATCTCGGACTTGCCTTCGAGTTCGGCCTTTGGAGAATCAGCGAGGATCACTTCCTTCTTGATCTCTAGGTCGGACATATCGTCAAGCTTCTGGAGCTTCTCAGCGGGAAGTCTTTGAGCGGCCACAGCGATCAACTTGATTCGCTCCTTCGTCGCCTTCTTCACTTCGTCAGCATCAAGCTTCACTGTGGGAGCTGGAGCGGCTTTCGCCTTCTCGAGTTCAGCCTTGAGGGAATCCATCTTCGCTTCAGCCTTCTCGGCTTCGGCTTTCATGTCAGCCACTTGCTTCTCCATCTCTGGAGCTTTGGCCATGTCGGCTTTCATCTTGTCCATCTCGGCGGCCATGCCAGCGTTCTTGTCGGCCATTGCTTTCAGCTCATTCGCCACGGCTTCTGGAACTTCGAACTCCATGTCACCGATCTTGATCTTAACCATCATTGTGTTGTCCTCCGGTTGTTCATCTAGTATCGCGTCATCCGCATCGAGTCGGAGCCTTGCTTCAGGCCCGGCCCGGCCACGATCCACGACCGCCAGGTGATTATATTGAATTTTTCGCTGAATGACATCATAAGGCTGGCCGTTCCAAACGCCAGGACTTTCATCATGCTCACACTCATACCCACAAGAAAGTTCAACTTTCCCGCCCTTGACCTTCTCGATGAGATCCGCGTCAGTGATGGTGGCGGAGGTCTTCACGAAGTCCCCGTCTTGCTCCACGATGTCGGAGGTATAGCCACACATATATTCATGAGCGTTCTCTGGATTGAGGAGCATCGCTTCAGGGTGGTCATCGGTCACTGGAACTCCAGCGAGGGTGGCCAAAGAATCTTTACTGAAGACCTCTTCAGGGTGGCGAAGTTCGCGAACGATAGATCCATCGGGCTTCTTGTACTTTAGAACGCCGACTCTCGTGGCCTTCGCTGGAGCGCGAAGGAAGCCTTGTGGCGTGATGATCACACCCTCAATCCCACTTCTGTCGAACCTTCGAACTTTACGCATGAAGAGAATTATACCAAGGAAAGGACTGGGGAGTCATCATTCTTCTTCGCGACCGATACCGGATTCGAACTCGGCGGATCCTTCAACCACCGAAGAAAAAACAGGTGAGGCCCAGCATCGACAGTTCCCGCTTCCGATGCCTTGACCCACTTGATACATTCCATTATAAGTCTCGAAGTTGAACACTCTTCCGGAGAATTTTTCATGAGCGACATCAAGAACAACACTGGGAAGATAGAGCGAGGCCCCGCCTGGAATCGAAAGGAACTCGACGCTTTCCGAATTCAAGAACTCTATACCTCTGGGATGAGTGAGAATTCTATCTCGAATAGATTCAAAGTCTCTCGATCGGTGATCAGGAGGATTCTCCTTGAGTCTCGAATAGAACTCAGGAGTCAGTCGGACGCGGAGAAGCTGAAGTGGTCTCGCATGACTCCGACCCAGAGAGTCAGACAAGTCAGGAAAGCTCATGAGTCCGTTCGAGGAAAGCCACGAACCGATGAACAATTGCTCATGGGGGCGATCACTAGACAGAAGACTCTGTCCAAGATGGCTCCGAGTGAGGCCGATCTTCTGAAGATCTTCGTCAGAAGAAAAATACAAGCTATCCCTCAAGTCGCTGTCGGTCGATACAATGTGGACTTCCTCATCGGTTCCATCGCCGTGGAACTGTATGTTCACTCCAACATTCCTCATCACCGGGATCGACAGGCTGAGAAGATCGTGAACCTGATCGACAGTGGCTTGACCGTTGTTTACTTCTCCACCAGGAGATGGCCCCCACATCCAGCCAGCGTCAAGAAGCTCATCTCCACGCTGAAGATCCTTCGAAAAAACCCACCCTCGCCTTGTGAGTATTGGATGATTCGGAGTCACCTTGATGACCCCGGCTTCCGTGTTGAGCTTTACGATAGGGCCGGAGTATTGACGGGCGAAAGACTTCGCGATGCCTGAGATGAATCGAACTGGGGTTCCTTCGGGAAAGCAATTGATGTCCTCACCCGGATGTCCGGTGTCAGCGGGCGGATCATTCCACTTGAATGTCTGACCTTGCTTCGCCGCGTGGGAATCACGGACGCGCTCATCCTTCGAGGTCTCCCACACATACTCCTTCACGCCGAGGTTCGCTTGACGAAGTCCGGTGAGCTGGCCGTTCAGCTTTCCCACTTGGTCTCTTGCGATCCTGGCCGCGGAACTCTCCGCCACTTGGAACCGCTGGGAAATATACTCCGCCAGGGATTCGAACCTGGTTCCGGCTGAGAAGCGATCGAAGATCCCGGACTCAAGCTCGGTGAAGATTTTTTCTGGAACTGAATTGATGAGGCTCACATTCTTCGTGGCGAACGCCCTGATCTGGGACTCGAGCCAGGGCTCGGATGCGAACACATCGATCCCGACCACGCGCTTGAGGCCCTTCTCTAATTGCTTCCGATTGAACTCTTCCACAGCGATCCCATACTTCCGGGCCAGGCGGCGGATCTCCTCATCGGTATAGCGGCGATAGAATTCATCTTCAGCGTCCTGGAAAGCTCCGGCCAGGTCATCATCCCAGGCATCTGAACGGAACCCTTCAGGGCGATCCCGCTCGGAGGACTTGAGGATCCTCTCAAGCTTTGCCGTGACATTCTTCTGAACGACCTCCTGGAGGAAGGCCACCATCTTCCGAAGCTCGCGGATGTATTCTCTTTCCACGGAATCGGGAAGCTGAATCTTGGGAGGCTTCTTGAGCTTCTTCCCTCGACTCAGCTTTGCGGCCACAGCCTTTCGGATCTGATCACTGGCGGCCATCGAGTTCGTCCAGCTTCTTCTGGGCCCAGTCGATTCCCTCTTTGCCACCCCATAGCATGGCGGCGATGTGTTGAGCCGAGGGCCCACCGTCAGCGTCCAGCTTCGTGGGATCACAAGCGTCGAGATGCTTCTGGTATGCGGCCATCCGAGCAAGAGTCGTTCTGGACATAGGCTTCCCGGAGGCGATGTCAGCGGCCCTCTTTACGCCGATGTTCGTTCCACCCCTCCCCCACTTCTTCCGCATCTCAAGGCCTTCAGCGGCCGCGTCTTGAACGGACTTGGGTGGGATCATGTCCTCGGAGTCTTTCTTTCCCTGGAGGGCCTTGAGCCTTTCCTTGAGGGCGGCGGATCTTTCCTTCGATTCAGCGATCGCCTTCTCGGCGGCGGCCTTTCGCTCACGAACCGCGGCGAGCTTTCCTTCGAGATCCTTCACATTGGATTCCGCTTGCTCCTTGGACTGGCCCCCGGTTTTTTCTTTCAGCTCCTTGATCTTGGACTCGATCTCGCTGACCCGGTTCTCGGCCACCTTCACATTCGCTTCACCCCTGGCCTTCAGAGCTTCCTTGAGCTTCGCTTCGTTCTCAGGTGTGGGGTTCTTGTCGAAAGCGTTCCCGGCTGACTCGACCTTTCGATCGGCGGCCTTTGCGGCTTTGGCCGCGGACTTGGATCCTTGGTCTCCTGATCCCGATGGTCTTCCACAGTTCGGGCCTGAACAGCCTGAGCCTGGGCCGCCATCGAGCATGGGACAGTCATCACACATCTCGCCATCTTCACAGTCCTCTTCGTCCTTGATCACTGGAGCCGGAGGAGGCTGTGGCGCTGGCTCGGGTGGAAGTATAGGGGCCGGAGGTTCGCCTGTGAGCTTGGTCTCTGGGCTCCACTTGCCTGTTCCGAAGCGGGACTCGCGGATCTCGGAGGCATCGGCCACACCGAACTCGAGATAGATCTGATCGGTGGTGGCTTGCTTTGCGCGGATCTCCACAAGCTCCTTCTCGTCCATCTGCCATAGAGGATTGAACTCGATGTCGAACTCGGTGGGAAGCTTGATGGCCACGGTGGGCTGGGCCGCGATCAAGCGATAGATTCTCATCAAGGCGGGATAGAGGTCGTTCTCCTGGAGGGAGGAAACGAAGTCATAAAAGTTCACTTCTTCATGGCGGCCGGATCCACCCATGCCCGCGGGGGAGTCACCGAACAGTCTGGTGTGGGGGATGGGAGCGGCGGCCTGAAGGCGCTTGGTCATCTTCTCGAGGATCTCGGGAACCCCAGAGAAGGAGGTGTTCGCATACTCGATCGACTCACCGTCAGCGTCCACGACAAGGTGTCGCGCCACGGACTTTCCAAGGGCCAGAACATCGAGCCTCTTTCGAACGAGATCGTCCTGGTTGTTCGCCACTAGAGACATGAGATTCTTCAGCTTGAACACACCCACGCGGAAGTCCTGGATGGCCAGGGCCGCGGAGTCGTGAGCTGTGTTGAAGTTCGCCAGGGGATTCTTGATCGAGTTCAGAACGCTGTCATGCCAGTAGTTGTTCTGTGAGAACAGCCTGGGAGGGAGGAGCTTTCCGTCGAAGCGGATCACCCTTGAGTGATGGAACTTCTGGTTCGAGGCCGAGGATCCCTGACCACCCCTGGGGCTCAGAGAATAATACTTGGGGAGGCCATAGTTCTTGGAAGAAAGGTCGGACTCGATCTCTCCAGGGGACAGCTCCCATCTGGTGAAGGGGATCAGGTTCCGGATGTTCTTGACGCGCTCAATCGCGAGAGGGGTGGAGAAGTCCAGGGTGTCATCGGTCACGATCAGAACGCCGCCGCCGCCATAGATCCGGGCATACTTCCAGGCCATCTCGATCGCCTTGATCGCTTTGAGTCTATCGTGGAACTCGGTCTCCATCTTCTTGGTCTCAACATCTGTGACCCCTGTGAGCTTCCAGCCTTCGCGGAGGGCTTCATCCACGGGAACATCCACGATCTTCGTGGCGATGTCATCGGCCGAATAGAGCTGTTCCGCATCGGATTCCTCGAGGCGGTTCCACGCAGCCACGGTGTCCATCCGCTTGTCCTTGCCTTTGATCCCTAGTCCCGTGAGGATGTTCGCCCATCCATCGGCTTTCACTTTAGGCAAAGCCTGGCCATCCGCTTTGATTTTTTTTTCTTTCATGCGTTCCCCCGTGGTCTCAATTCTATCACGCTGTATCAAGTCGGCGGAAGGGTCAAGACCTAGATCGTCACGAACGCGGCGAAGCTTGCTCCATTGTCATTTAGATGCTGAAGGGCCTGGGATGTCGTGTCGACCTGGTCGTTCTCCGCGGCCGCCGGACTGAACTTGAGCATCTCGGACTCATAGGCTGGAACCCATAGATGGGTCTCAGGCGAAGGGATGAACACATTCCCGGCCTCGATGATGGGGGACACGGATCGAAGCCTTGCCAGCTTTGAGCCGTATGGCATACACGGAATAATACCAGAGATCTTCTGCTTCAGGGTCTCGATGATGGCTGGGCCGTTCGCCTTGTCCTCAATTAAGATTCCGGTGGCCTTAGGCCACTTGATCTTCATGTCCTGGATCGCCTTGAGGGTGTCTAGGAATCCCATGCGGCGGCGATCCTGATCGAGAAGATAGAAGTTCGGGCCCTTCTTTCCCCAGACCTGGATGGCCACATATGAGGAAGAGTCGGTCGCCTTGAAAGATGCATCCACCGAAAGGATGATGATGTCGAAGTGTTGAGGAAGCGTCTCATTCGTCCAGGTCTTGAGCCACCCCTTCTTGATCTCATTCCCCTTCTCTTCCGTGGGCCGCTGTTGATATAGCGCGAGCCAGTTCCTCGATCCTTGAGTTCGGCGGATCTTTCGACACTCATCCGCATCGAATTTTTCCGGCCACAGTGGGATCCCTGGTTCTTTCCTGGGATCTCCAGGGATGGGGGTCTCTTCCGAAAGCATGGGGAAGCGGACGATCTCCCACTGTTCCGCGTCAGGGCTTTCCTTCATCTCCTTCTCAAGCCACCCGGCGAGATCGTCATCATGCCACCTTTGCATGACCAGACAGATCCCAGCTCCCTTCTCGCGGCGAGAATAGAGGGCTCCCCGATACCACTCTTTGAGCTGTTTACGATAGGACTCGGACTCGGCTTCCTCCGGGTTCTTGATGGGGTCATCGATGAAGATATAGTCTCCGCCCTTTCCCACGATACCGCCGCCCACGCCAGCGCATCGATAGGATCCGCGATGCCTGAAGATGTCGAAGCCTTCGGAGTTCCGGGTGTATGTGGTTCCGGTTCGTTCGTCCTTCATGCCATCGCCTGGAAGAAGGGTGTCGGGGAATAGCTGGCGGTATTCAGGTGAGTCGATCGTGAACTGGACATCCCTGTTCAGCTCCCCGGCGAGGCCAGCGGAATAGGAGGTCGCGATGACCTTCGCTCTGGGATTTTTCCCCAAGGTTAAAGCTGGGGCCCGGCGCGAAATGATCTCAGACTTTCCGCATCGCGGCGGAAGGAAGAACATGATGTTCGGAATCACCCTGTCGATGAAGAGATCCATCTTCCGGCCGATGACTCGATGATGCCAGTTGACCTGGAACTTCCCTGGGAATGTCCAGATGGTGAAGGGGAGAGTCTTTGATCTTGCCTGGGCGAGGGCTCGCTCAAAGAGAATGTCCTGATCTGAAAGACTATTCTTCGGATTCTTCTTCATCGCTCAGGACTTCCTGGAAGATCGCCATCATCTTCTGGGCGGCTTGCTTCGCCTCATCCTTCGTCATGGCCGAGATCCTCACAGGAGCGCCAGCCTTGCCTCCCACATCGATCTCCTTTCGATCCCTCCACCTGGCCGGGAACTTGTTCTTGAGCGCGAAGATGGTGGCGGTCGCATTGAATGTGGCGGGTTCCTTCTCCACCTCCATGACCACTTTCCCGTCAGGGCCGATCACTGGCTGGCCATTGTCCATCTTGGGCGTGAGCTTCTTGACGCGGGTGAGCTGTCCGGTGGATCCGGCCTTGAGAACATTCACCCACCATCGCTCTGACGCTTCCTCGCCCTTTCTTTTGGCTTCTAAGAATTCAGGATGCGCGTCAAGCCAGTTGAATAGGGTCTGAGACCACACGGGGGGATCAAGCTCCAGGCCGAAGAGGTGGAAGCTATTCCCTTGAGCCATGTAGTCCAGGAGCTTCTGACAATACTCGGGCCGATACTTGGTCGGCTGACCAGGCTTCTCATACTTGGGGGGAGGGGATTTTTTCGGCTTCTTCTTCGATGCCATGGGTGTATTATATCACGCCGCGTCTATGGCGTGACATCCTTTCCACATTATATCCACACGGGAATGTGAGTAAAGTCTAGGGCCTCTCATAGGTCTCATCTTGGATCTTCTCTCCTTTGTCGCCATCAAGCGTCCACCCTGGGAGCGCGTTCCCGTCAGTGAACAGCTTTGCTTTCAAGACCACGATCGTGAACACACAGAAGCCCGGCTGAAGGAACCGAGGATCCTGGAGAGTATACCGAACGGAACAGATCGCCTCCTGGCCAGTGAACTCACCCTTCTCTGGATCCCACTCCTTGAGGTGAACGAAGTCCCCGGACTTGAATCCGCGGTCATTCCGCCGGACTTCGAACCGCTTGTTCTCCTTGATCACCTCGGAGAAGTATTGGGGAAGGATCTTGAGTTCGTGGTTCTTGTACTCGGTCAGGTCTGGCATTGGTTCGCTCCATGTGAAAGTTTTTTTCCCGCTCATTGATTCGGTTCAATCGGTGTTCGGGGGTTCGGATACTGACGGCCGCCTCCCAGATGTCATCATTCCGATAGAGGAACTTTGATCGGGCCCCTTCCTGGTGACAGATCTGGCGGGGGATGTTCATCCTCCTGGCCGTCACGCGGAAGGCATCGTGGATCAGGATCATCCAGTCAGCCGCGTCCTTTGAGTCCAGGAGCTTCTTCTTGGGAAGCCTGAGCCCATATGGATAGTGATTAATCAAGGCCACCTGGATCCTGTGGGATGAACTGTCGAGGGGTGTGAGCTGGCGGATCACCTTGAATGAGGCGACCCTCGCGAGCTTGCCTGTCACGAAGGCGATGATCTGGCCCTTCTCTGGGACGGACTCACGCGAGGGGATGAAGTATTCCCCCATCTCCTCAATGTCGGAAAGGAGGACGCTGAACTCATAGTCCTTCAGGATCCGCATCTTGAACATTAACTGGCGACCTTCCGGGACTTCTTGAGGGAGTCTTCCATGGCGGCCGTGGCCACATCGACCACCTTAGACATCGAGAGTCCGGTGTCGCTGGCGAGCTTTCGGATCCGCTCATCGACCTCGGGCAATACCTTAAAACATATCGACAGCCTGGGCTGGGTGGGACTCTTCGCGTTCTTGATTCGTTCAATTATATTTTTCGCCATCTCTTCTGGCCTCCTGTATTGGATTGAATAGCATGATAGTGGTCAAGATTCCAAGGCTCGACGCGCGGCCTTCTTGTATCCCCAGGGCTTCCTGGGGAAGAGAAGCATCTGGCCCTGGGCTTCGATCTTCCTGGCGGCCTTGAACCCTTTGAACTTTCGAAGACAAGTTCCCCCGGCTCCCAGGCGGATAGCCTGGGGTGACTTGAGTGGACGCTTGCAGAACCGACATCGCTTCATGAATTCTCCTTCTTCTTTTTTTCTAGGTCTTCCAATGCGTGTTCAATGCCACAGTGAACTCCCCACCCAAGACCGCCCAGAAGCGCCGCCGCTGACCCATGATCCAGATCTAATCTGAATAAGCATCCGTCCATGCCGAACTCAATCCTGACCCCATCGGCTCCAGATGTTGTCACCTTCGGAGGCTGACCTGGAGTGTGATTTTTTTCGCGCATCGATAGGCGATGAGTTCCCATGATTTTTTTCGATGTGATCTTCATGACTAGAACCTCGACTCTCTCTCGGCCATGGCGGCCCGGCGGTCTTCGGCCTTCCGCTTCTCCAGCTCAATCCACAAGATCCTCTGACGCTTCGTGAGGCGATCGGTGTCTACCTCTGGGAGAACTCTCTCGCCTTCACACATCTCACAGGTCACATCGAAGGTTCCGGAAGTATAAGATTCGGAGAAGTCTTCGTCCTGTAGTTCGTCGGCCGTGAGGCCGTGGCCATCGACCGCGGGATTCACATGGGTTCCCGTTCCTTGACATCGAGGACACACGATCGTCTTTGCGGGGAACTCGATCCAGATCATGCGGTCGGTTCGGCGATAGTGATAGGTCTCAGGAATAATTCGGATGGGTCTTCGTGGGTTCTTGTTCATGGTTCCTCCGGTATTATTTAATAATACCAGAAAAATCAATGACTTTCCATCCTTGTGTTCAATCCTTGGTCAGGGAACATTCCTGTGGAATAACCGCATCTTAGAACGAAGCTCCTCCACGGACTCAGCGAAGCAAGCGAACCCTCCGGCGGCCAGGACTAGGTTCACAAGTTTTTCCTGGTGAGGCTGTCTCTTCTCTCCTGGAGCCTTCACTTCGACCATGAAGATGTGAGCCACGCCATCGATCGTCCAGAAGCCAGTGATGTCGAGGAGTCTCTTCTCGTTCTTCGAAGATCTCTTCCTTCCCTTGGGCGGCTTGTTCATCGGGGTGTATGTGAACCAGATCGCCGGGCATAGCGAAAGATAGTCAGCGATGTCCTTCTTGACTTGACCTTCAGGAGTCATCCTCATCCTCCACTTCTTCTGGATCCTGCTCATCATGGCATCGACAGACACAGGCTTCGAACTCCGGAAGGAACTCCACGCGGATCTTCTGGCGCTTCGCTTCACACACCAGGGGATCGTCCGCCTTGCATCTTCGACAGTGGGTCATTCCGATCAGGATGAACTGGATTCGTTTACTTGTCCACCTGGCTCCGGATGAGCTTGTCGCCTATGAGTTCCCAGCCGAGCTTCTCCAGGTGTTCGAGGACATGAGGGTGGTTCTTGAGGAAGAGAATTTTTCCGCGATGCCAGGCGAATCCGTCAGCGTTCTGGGTGTGATGGTCAGGACATAGGGGAATAAGATTGAACCAGTCATCCCCTCCCCCACTCCCCCTCGATTTAATATGATGAGCCTCACTGGGCGGAGCCTTCCCACAGGCCAGGCATCTCAGCTCCCTGATCTGGGCGGCGAACTTGGGGTCACGCTTCACGGCAAGTTTACCGATCTAGGAACATTCATCATCCGGCTGGCGGTCATTCTATCGACACGACTCAGGTAGTTCTGAGCGTTCACCACATAGAACCATGCGACCACTCTCCACTGATCTCCGTCCGGCTGGGCGTTCGCGATCTCTCCCAAGCCCAGTCCCTTCACACGAACCTTATGGCCAGATGGAGGATGCTTCCTCCACACGACAAGCGGGATCCTGTTGAGATTGTTATTCAGCGCGTGAATGATGATCGCCTCAAGTTCGATGGTCTTCACCAGAACGCTCCGGCCATCATCACGATGGCGATGATCAGAGGAGCGGCTGTGGCCATGACTAGATCCCAGTCCAGCTCCCAGCTATTCTCCCAGGCCAGATCAAGGATGGCGAGGAACCACATACAGGAGAGGATTGACATGGCAAGACAAAGGATCTGGGAGAGTCTCATGGGCTCGCTCCCCAAGGACTGAACTCCACCCGCCCACAATGCTGACAGTGGTGAAGGCCGTGTTCGATCGTGGCGGCCATGGCATCGTGTCGATTCCTTGAATTGTTATAGATCGCCACATGACCCACGATCGGAGTCTTAGTCCACACATGGCCATGGATCAGGCATCGCAAGAAGACCATGAGGTTCACTATCCTGATCGTCATCCATCTTCCGAACTTCATCGCTTCACTCCTTCACTTGATTCCATTATATCTCCGACACGATCTTCCAAGGAAAGCGCCACTCATCGGACTTGATCTGGGCCTTCCGCTTGGTCAGTCCCCAGGATCCTCGATCCTTATTCCAGATGAACCCAGCGTTCTTCGCCAGATCCTTCTTCGCGAAAGAGACATCCGCCTCGATCTCCACCAGGGGAGACTTCGCTGACTCCAGGGCCTTCTCCCAGTTTACGCATGAGCGCCGACAGATCTCGATCATGGTGAGACAGTCGGGAAGCGCCTGGTGGGGGAAGGGATTGAGGAAGCCCAGATCACAGGCGATGTGGTTCTGGCTTCTTCCTTTCACGGAAGCGGGGAGCTGGATGTCCCAGTTCAGATCGATGTTCGGGGGGAGGGCGATGTTCTGACACTGGAAGAGGGTCTCACGCTTGAGCATGGGGACATCGAACATCACGCCGTTCTTCGTGAGTATCGCGTCAGCCTTCGCGATTAGGCCTATAAGACGATCAAAGGCCTTGGATCTCTCCATCCCCTGCCCACAGTCCTGGTCGGTCATCTTGGTCAGGAGGGTGATGTGGGGGGGGATGGGCTTCCCTGGAGGACACTGAAGGATCCCTCCAAAGGATTCAAGAACTCGGCCGGAATAGGCGGAGAACAAGACGGCTCCGATCTCCGTGATGAAAGCGTCCCTCTCATGAAGGAGTCCGGTGGTCTCAAGGTCGAGGGCGAGGATCTTCATGTCTTTGGCCCGATCCCTGGAACGCGCTGATTCAGCTCATCCATGGTGTTCGCTTTGAGAAGCCACATCATCGACTCTTCGAGCTTCGTGAAGGTGATGGAAGTCTCTCTGGACTTTGGAAGTTTAGAGACCAGATCCATTGTCTTGACGATCTGATCGGCCACGGCTTTGAATTTTTCGTTCATGGTTTTTCCTTGTATGTGAAGCGTGATCGTTCAAGATCCTTGGGGTCAGTGATCACGCCCATCACATCCTGATCCACAAGGTATAGGGGAATCCCGAAGAGGACGATCGGCTGACCGCCCACCTCTTTCATGAGATCCCGAAGTTCTTGACCGCCCGCGACAATGGCTCCGGGCTCGGTCTTATAATGCAAGGAATAAGAGGCGATCATTTTTTCAAGACGCTGAAGCTGACGGCCCATCAATTCACCTGAAGATTGAGTCGGATACCCACACCACTGAGACACATAGGGCAAGGTAGCAAGCGGCCTCTGACCAATCAAGGGAAGCAAGTTCATGAAAAATACCCATGCAAGTTCAGGGTGACAGGACTCTTCTGACTTGTCGAGTCATCAACACATTCCAGGTTCCACACATCGTTCCCATAGATCGAGAAGGGGTGGCGGAAGTTCCCGGTGGGGCCGTGAAAGATTCCCATGGGAACATTCCAGCCGGAGGTCTCTGAGCCGATCGTGGGTGGGCCATAGATCTCTTCCTGTTTTTTCCTCCAGGTTCGGATCGCCCAGTTCACCAGGGGATACCCTCGGCGATACACGATGTCAGTGGTGAGCCACCTGAGCTGACGGCCGGAGATGGCTCGGTCATCCTTCTCGAACCAAGCGTTCGCCAGGAGATAGGCCATGTAGTTGATGCGATGCCACCAGTTCATCCCAAGGTCACGCTTCCGCATACACACGCGCATGAATCCGGGGAGCCATAGGAAGCGGCCGAACCACTTCTTGAACTGGATCTCTGGGGTCTCTTCGGTGTTGTCATAGTACCACTTGAACATCATGGGGATCTTGATTCCCCACACGGTCATCCACCCAGCCGTCCAGCGGTTCCCGATGGCTTCGAGTTCCCCAGCATAGCGGCCCATGTTGAGATAGAAAGCGGTGGAGCATATGGCCAGGATGTCATCGTGAGCCTGGTCTTCGGGCTTGGTCGCGGCCCTGTTGAATACTCCGGTCAGATCCCTGGTGGACTCGATGAAGGAGATCGCTTCTCGCTGATCCTCCTGAGACCAGATGTCCATGAGGCCGAGGAACTTGTGATGAACCGCGGCGATGACATGGTGATTCCCGGAGGTGATGTCATCGGCTGGATCTCGCTGGGTGTGGACAGCCATCCACTTCCCCATGATGTAGTGGGAATCCATAAGTTCCTTATAGGCGGCGAATCTTGGGTTCACTGGAGCCACCCCTTGAGCAAGATCCCAAAGATCGCCCACGCGCCCATTGTGAGGGCCAGGGCTATGATCAGGCCCAGGTTCCACCCGGTTCGATTGTATCCCTGGCGAGATGCGAATTCCTTTGGAGGCATAGGCCAGGACGGTGAGACTTTGAGCTTTCGCTTTCGAGGACGAATGAGCGCGTCAAGTTTTTTCATGGTGATGGCTCCGCCGCTGGAAAGCTTCATCCCTTGAACCGCCACGATCTCATGGGTCGCCTGTCCCCTGGTCATACCGGATGCGAGAAGCTTCTTGTATAGCGCTCTGAGCTTTCGCGCCTCTTGCTTCGTCATTCTCTTTTTTCCGAAGAACAGCTCCGGCTGTGAATCTAGTTCCATCATGTCCCCTCCCCCACCTTGCCCCTATAATCTTTGATGGCTTGCTCAAGCCCTTTGATAGTCTCTTTCAGCTCGGCCACTTTCGCCTCATGGTCTTCCAGAAAAACAGCCTCTTGAATCTCACCATTAACGCGATGAGTCCCCTCTTCGGCGATCACGCACATCCTCACCTCTTGCCTGACACCATTGATGTCTTGATTCAGTCCGGCGCTTAGGATTGTGATTTTTTTCATGCCATCTCCCCCACTTTCGAATTCTCAGAAGCGTCCTCAGTTCCCCGGATCATCGCCTCAGGACGAACCATCCGACTTCCTCCAGGACATCCCCGACAGGCCCACGGTGTCGGCCATGGGAGAGGACGCATCTCAGAACTCGATCACTTCGACCCTATCGTCTCCCCCATGCTGGCCACAAGCCTCGCCGCATCAATCCTTTCAGGAAGCCTCTTCTGTCCATCCGACACTCTCAAAGGCTTCGGGATCTCAGGGAGATAGTCCAGCCTCCCCGCCTTCGCGAGTCTCACCTGAGTCTCCACGAATTGACGGAGCTGGGCTCGCCACACGGTCTCTTCCCCGGCTTGAAAGTATGAGTCATGGATGATGGACCATCCCCCCCATTGCTCCACCACATGGAGACCAAGCTCCCCAAGCTTCGCCTTTGCGTCCTCCCTCCAGGATCCTCCGATGTATCTCGAGGCTGGCTTCCAGGTGGGCCATGTCCACCCTTCGGTCTGGATGGCTTCGATGATCTTGTTCACCACGATCTGGGCTTCGTCCTTCTCCTCGATGGGAGGCTTGATGATCTCGATGAGATCCGCGGGCATGGGGAAAGCTCGGTTCTTCCTTTGCCATACCTGGACGGCCTGGGAGAACTCCTCGAGGGAAAGAACAGGCTCCACCACATCCACGAAGAATGTGACCCCATCAAGGTTCATGTTCCTTCCGGTGAGCTGGGAGAGGCCCACAAGGATCTTCGCCATGGCTTTGCGCTTCTCATTCACTTCGATGGACATATATCCTCCCAGGATTTTTTCTTCTTTGGCATCAATTCAGGCTTGACTGGCTCGAGGTATGGTAGGCCGTTCTGGTGAGCGAACTTTCCCATCATGCAATCCTGGCAAGCGAATCTCGGATGGCGAGGGTCGGGTGATAGAAAAAATCCTCGATCATTGCAAGCTTCACACTTGTATCGGAGCGTCATATTCCCTTCTCCTCAATCTCGCGGAGCATCATCGCCGCATCCGCTTTGCTTTCAATCTCCTGGGCTTGCCTGTTGCTCACGAACCTCTTGGTCTGGAACTCAGCCGCCAGCTTCTCAGCGTCAGCCACAGCGAAGCGAACTTGATGGCCGTTCTTCACATAGAACGCTCCAGGATGCCACACATAGAACTCGATCACCTTCGGGGCCAGGTCTTCTCCAACACGCTTCACGAAGTTGGCAAGCTGTCCGTTCACCGTGGCGTTCCGAACTGGGGCGGTCTTGTATCTCTCCTGAAAGGCTGAAGCATAGGCTTGCCAGGTCTTCACGGTCAGGCCCTCCGGTTTTTTTCCGGAACCACCTGAAGCGATAGCTGAGACACCCACCACCCCGGAAGGGGGAGGGGTGAAGTTCCCGGAGCTTTCGACGAATTGATCCGCCATGAGACCCCCATCACATACTCCTTTCCTATCCTTTCCTATCCTATCCTCTCCTATCCTATCCTTCGCCGACCTCGCCGATGTGATCGCGGTCATCAAGGATCCTCTTTCGAAGAACGGCCTGACACAGTATCAATTCTTCTTCCCTCAAGGC